GGAAAAGGAAAGAAAATCGGGGGAACAGTTAAATTAGGTAAAAGTCCCGCCGAAAAAGTAGATGTCTCCGCTAGCCCTCTTGGAGTCTATGACGCTAAACATGAGTCAGTCGTAGACGATAAGAAAAAAGAAGGCGAAGAATCAATTAAAGACGACAAAGAAGAAGCTGGTTTTCCAGCTAATTTAGAAGAATTATAAGTAGATAATCAACACAGATAATAACAATTAAAATACAGGAGAATAACATGGCAGTATTTTTAAGCCCCGGAGTTTATGTAAGAGAAATTGATCTCTCTTTATATGTACCAAACCTTTCTACAACGGCTTTGGGGTTAGTAGGACTAGCAACTAAAGGTCCAATTAACGTTCCAACCTATATAACAAATCCTGTTCAATTTGCTACTACTTTTGGAGATCCGGATACTGACTTCATGGGGCCATATGCTGCTTTACAATATCTCCATAGCGGTCGTCAGCTTTGGTATGTACGTGTTTCTGAATATTCTGGTCAGGATACCTATGCGGCAGTTGCTGCCTCTACGGGTAGTAACATTACAGAATCGGCTACACAGGCATCAGTTACAGGTACAACAAATACCTTAATAACCTTTGGTGCAGCAAGTAATACTTTAAATTTCAGTATTGACGGAATATTAGATCCATTTGAATATATTTTTGTCATTCAAGCTCCTGCTACAACTCTTGTTAAATCTAACAAAGAGGTAGCAGATTTATTGAATGGGGATTCTGGATTTTCTACTTATTTAACTGCTTCATTGAGCATTAATGGTACGCTTACTATTAAGCACAAGCTTTATGGTAGCAACCACAGTGTTCAAATCACTGGAAATGCGGCTAATTTATTTGCCTTTCCTGCCACTGGAACTACAACTCCTGCATATGGTCTTGGAACAATTACCGAAGCTCCATATGTTCAAGGTTCTGGAGTCGTATGGCCAGTAACCGTTTCTGCTGGAACGACTAACAACAAACTTAAGTTTACAAAGCTTAACGGAACTACACGTACTTCTGTAGATATTACAGTAGGTGATAGTAGTTATACTTTAGCTGCTTTAATTACAGCATTAAACAACGATGCAACTTTCAATGATTATTTCGTTGCTAGCAATTACGCAGAACAACTAAGAGTTTCTTTCCTTGCTAACCCAAGTGGTGGTCCTTATACTTATCTATCCTTGGATGAACCAACTAACCAAGATGGTACACCAACCATGTTTGGTTTTACTGCCAAGGCTCTTACTACTTTGGGTTATCCTGATCTGGCTGCGGGTATAACGATTACACCCGGAGTAAATGATACTCTTGTTTTCCGTCTACATGACGATGATGCTTCTCCAACAGCAGATTCTACGCTTACTATGGTTATTCCTACAAATACGATTGCTGCTGTTGCGGCTGATGGCCTATTAACTTCTACTGGTGTCGCTCCTTCAGATGGAGATACAGTAGATATTAATGGAAGAACTTATACGTTTAAAGATCCACTTACAGGTGGAAACGGTACTGGTAATACTCCAGATGAAGTTTATATCAACGGTACGGCTGCTGCTGCCCTTGTTAATTTAAAGAAAGCCTTTGATGCATCAGGAGTTGCGGGAACAGATTATGGTGCAGGAACATTAGCTAATGCTGTTATTCAGGGTGATGCCATTGATGCAACATCTTTGGCAGTACTTGCTGATACGGCTGGTGCCGCTGGAAACTTAATAAGCACAACAACACCGGTTGGTGCTACCCTTTCATGGGGAGATACAACACTTAATAATGGTGCTGATGAAAATTTAAATGAGCCTTATCCTGATTGTCAATCTATTGTTGATGAGTTAAATGCATTAGCAACTGGTCCTAATGCCGATCTCGTTTTCAGTTTAGTTACAGCCGGTGCTACAGAACACATTAGTTTTGGTTATGAAGGTGCTACATTTAAGGATCTTACCTTAGTTACATCTCATGATAATGCAACTACTTATTCCACAGCTACTGGTCTATTCTCGCCTCTTCCTTTTATTAAGAAATATGCTTCTACGACTACACCTGTTCTTGAAGTCAATGCAGTTTCGGAAGGTACGTGGGGAAACAATCTCTCGGTTGAATTTGCCAATGTTACTTCTACGTCATTTACTTTGAATGTCTATGAAAAGAGCTTCTTGGTCGAAAGCTATAAGAGTTTGGTCAAGACTCCTCTAACGATAACTGATCCGGATGATGCGACATTAACTATTGATAATCCTGCCTATGTTGAAAATGCCATTAACGGTGTTTCCCCACGTATCACGGTTATAAATACTGACGATAATCTCTTAATGCCTATTCAAACTGTGTCTCAACGTTTCAAATTGGAAGGCGGACTTAACGGAGAAACTCCTCCGGGGAATGACAACCCTTCAATTTATATCGGTACAGTTAGCGGCGGGGTAAAGACAGGACTTCAGTTCTTCAGTAATCCTGAAGAAATTGACCTTAACGTTGTTGCTGTTCCCGGTATTTCAAGCGCCGCAGTTGTTAATGCAATGATTGAGCTATGCCAAAATCGTGGTGATTGTATGGCAATAGTTGATCCTCCATATAGAGATACTGCGAATAGACCATTAACTCCACAAACTGTTGTTGATTGGAGAAATGGAACTGGACAATGGGCAGACGATCACGCTACATTTAATTCTAGTTATGCTGCTGCTTATTGGCCTTGGTTACAAATCTATGATCCTGTTAATAAACAGAAGGTCTGGACACCTCCAAGTGGCCATATTGCAAACGTTTATGCTTACTCAGACTTTACTACTGAACCGTGGAGAGCACCAGCCGGTCTTACAAGAGGTCGGTTAGTATCTCCTCTTCTTGCTGAATACAATCCAACATTGGGTGAAAGAGATCTTCTCTACTCCAATAACATCAATCCTATCGCTACGTTCATTCGTGATGGTATTAACGTATTTGGTCAGAAGACCCTACAAACCAAGCCTTCGGCTCTCGACCGTGTTAACGTTCGTAGGCTTATGCTTTACCTTGAAAAAGTTATTGCTACAGCCGCTCGTCAACTCGTATTCGAACCAGCCGATGATATCACTTGGCTATCGTTCGTTAACCTTGTAGATCCATTCTTACAGGCTGTTAAAGATCGTAGGGGCTTAATTGAATATCAGGTTAGATGCGATTCTACAACCAATACTCCGGATGTTGTAGACCGTAACGAAATGAACGCGATAATTCTTATTAAGCCAACAAAGGCTGCTGAATTTATCAAGATCGACTTCGTTCTAACTGCACAGTCAACTAGCTTCAATGAGTTGGTATTTTAGTTTTTAAGGTAATTAGTATGGCAAAGGAACTAGTATATTACATTCCCTCAGCGGAAGCTATAAGCAAACGAAAACATGTACTATTTCTTGAGAAATCAGGATATTTAATTCATAAATGCTATACGGAAGAGGACTTGAGAGAGTATCTTGAGTCCTCTTCTCCAGCAGGAATGATCTTAACTGAAGAAGAAACCTTAGATAAAGTAGAGAATATACAAAATATACCCGTGTTATTGATACTAAAACCAGAGAAAAATACCTCTGATTTAATAGATAAATTCACCGCAGTTAGATATCCAATATTTTTTCGCTACGAAAATGACCCAATAAACACAATACTTGAAACAGTTAAACTAATTTATCGTTGGAATAACACAAAGTAATAGGAGAATAACATGGCTGTATCAATGGTTGCTTCGCACTTAGGATCTCCTGCGGGTGGATTTGAACCGCAGAGAGCCTTCAACTGGGTTTTAGTTCTACCCGGAACTAATGATCCAGAATTAATTCGTCTATCGGTAGAGCGTGTTGGACTACCAAGCATTGGAACGGCTGTTATCCATATGCGATACATGAACGAAGACATTAAGGTATCGGGTGGAGCAAGCGTTGATGCTAACTCTATTACGGTAAGAGACTTCGTTGACCGTCAAACCTTCGCTACCTTGAATACATGGATGGAGGAAGTCCACAATCCAGCCTCTGGTTCTATTGGATATGCTGCTAACTATAAGAAGCAGGGAACCGTACAGCTTGTTGATCCTTCGGGGGAAGTCAAGCGCCAAGTCATTGCTAAGGGAATTTGGCCTTCTAAGCTTTCCGCAGTCGATCTTGATTATAATGCCGATCAGGCGCTGGTCAAGATTACTATGCAGCTACAAGTTGATAAGTACGAAATGCAGCTTTAATTTGCATTTATTGTAAATAAATAATAATTGTATAAATTGCCTTTATGGCTTGTACACAAGTCTCTCCTGTTCATTGTAGATAACCTTTCGAGACTTGTTTTTTAAATTAAAAAGTTAAGAGAGGTTTTCTATGAAAGAACAAACAGCTAGTGAATTGACCCTAGATGATTTAAAAGTATTGTTTCCACCACGCCCATATGCTTCTGTGAAGCTACCCTCCTTGGGCTTGTTTTATAACCAGAACGTTGTTAAAGATGGCAGCGTTGAACTTTGTCCTCTCTCCGCAAGGGAGGAGAAGCTTATCGCAGGGATTCAGTCTCACAACGTTGATGATATTATCGACACACTTCTTCGGCGTTGCATGAAGACAGAAATGGATCCGGACGATTTACTCGTCACGGATCGTTTCTATTTATTGATGATGCTTCGTGCTAATAGCTATGGAGAAGAATATGG